CTGCGGTAATAGATTGTTCTCCAAAGAACGATTCAACTGTGTAATCTTCTCTGTTGCATCGACATAAGCAATACCATACTTACTACCAGTAAGTTGCATTTCTATGTCTTTACGACGCTGTTCAGCCTGTTGTTTTTTAGTATCAGTTTTAACAAGATACGGAAGCTGGATAATCATGTCTAACTTTCCAGCGCCACTTTGTTGATCAACAACGTCCATTAATGTCAGTGTGCGAATTAATCTTTGCAGAACTGAGTTAGGCTCGTTCATTATCGAATAAAGTGGATTTTCTATGATTGCAACGTTTTTCTTGGTAAACCATAATTCTTCATGCTTACCAGTTCTATCGTTGTAAACATTAACTTTAACGTGGTCGGGAGACCACTCAGTAATCTTCCCGACCCGTAATGAAAGAATGTCAAATGATCCTTTTTCTGGATCGATTGATGTGTCAATAGGTACGACTGCAATAGTGCCTTCATCGAACATCGACATGACAATGTCCTGAATAAAAGCCCTCCCGGTCTGGTCTTTATTTGCCGAGATCGATAGGCAGTCGTTTAACCGTGAATCCATTTTGCTAACAAAATAGCCGTTTTGATCTAATTTAACATGCTCAAATTTGATCTGTGCTACATCCAAAGCAATTCTATTATAGATTGATGTTACGATGGTTCTTTCATTTCCTCGAGATAATCTATAACGATATGGATTGTATGATGAATAAGAGATTTCTCCTGGTTCATAATTATATGAAGAAGGATACTCATCTTTATTCATAAAGGCATTCCACGCATGTAATAGCCTATCACCGAATTTCGGCATTTAGGACTTACCTCCTATTACTGTTGATAATTATTTGCGTTTAACTGACCAATTAATGATTCAATTACTCGTCTTTCACTATCATTTTGAGCGCTATCCATCATAGTACTTTCCAATTGAGAAATCATTCTATCTCTTACGCTATGACCGCTATAGCCTCTATCCATCGGATAACCGTAATCTCTTTCGGCGATGTAATAATCTTTATAAGAATTATTACCGTTATAGCTTCTTCCACGCCTACGAGAATTCATACCGTAGTTGCTATATCCGGAATAAGAATCATCAGGTTCATATTCATCAACCATTTTGATTTTTTCCAATAAGCAAACTGCTTTTGTTGCTGCTTCTAATTCAGAAGGATTGATATCACCTTTGCTGGCGATGCGGTCAAGTTCTTTAAGAACTAACTTTTTAAGTTTTTCTAACGCTTCATCCATTTAGTGAACCTCCTATCTGCTAACCAAAAGATCTGGTCTTGTAAAGATAATGTTTGCGCTCTCTACTTGTACTGGCTGTGAACTGGTATTAATAACAGATACGTTTTCACAACATCCATTCCAAACTTGAACATTAATTGCTCTGCTAACATTAAAAGCTTCATTCACTGCTGCTGGTGTGACAACCATTTCACTGGCAGGAATTACTGTTCCGTCAATAGCTAACGCTAAAGAAATTTCGCCAACTGTTCCACCTTCAGGGATAGAAATATTAGCTCCAAAATCTACTAAGTAATTCGCTTCAGCCTGTTTGCCGCAGCATCCGCATCTATTAGGTGTCCATCCACTTAAAAGAAAATTTCCAGAATCATCTCTATGGCGGACTAAACCTCTAGTGCAAGGAACGGGAGCATCAGTAAACACAACCGCTCCTCCTGTGGCTACAGTCTGAATAGCATTTGCACTGTATTCAGCCATTCGCCACCTCCTAGTTGCAGCCGCAGTTGCCCCAACCGTTATTGCAGCAATTAGGATTCGGAACAGTATATGCAGGAATCGGTGTAGGATTGAGATATTGCTCTAATGCAGCTGTCTGAGCAGCATTGTTTGCTAAGATCTGAGCAGTTTGTGCATTCTGAGAAGCAGCAAGATTCTGCATATTAAGCTGAGTTCTGAGCTGAGCAATAGTTTCGTTCTTAGCCTCGATTTCCTGCTGGCACATTTTATCAAGGATGACCTGAGTATTTGCAGTATTAGATGCAATAACGTCTCTTAAAGCATCAGTAAGAGCATTACGATCAGCACAGTTCTCAGTAGCTACTGTATACTTAATATCTGCTAAACCAGAACTAATACCATTAATTGCCTGAAGAGTGTTAAGATTACCATTGCAACGAGAAACCTCTGCATTTGCAAATCCGTTAGAAACTGTCTGTGTTAATCCATTAATTCCACTCATAATTGATTGCTGATCAAATCCTCTTTGCATACCACCATCTCCATATCCGCCTCGGCCAAAGCTATTTCCATTCATCATAAACAGAAATAAGATCAAAAGCCACCAAGCTCCGTCACCGTTGAAACCAAATCCATTACCATTGCTATTGCCAGTTACAGCCGCAATGTCCGCTGCGGATAAGCCAGAACCATAATCAGTAAGTGCCATTTAAAGCGTCCCCCTTTTTATTCTTCTAATAATTTTTTCCAGTAATCAGGTTTGCGATCTCTCTAAGCTGATTAAAATCTTGCTGAGACATCTGCCCAGAATTCAGTAGTTCCTGCACTCTCTGCTGTGGGTTTACATTCTGATTCTGAGTTTTAAATTGCTGAGAAAAATTATTAAAATCCTTCATAAATTGACCCAAATTATTTAACATCGGATTTATCATTTACCGGTCCTCTTTTCGTCATGTGTAGCTGATTCTTGATACCCTTAAACTGACCATCCAAATATTCTTTTAGGTCGTCAAGTTCCTTCTTTGTAACATAGTTACCTTCGAAGTTATTAGCCTCAATCTTTGGAGTTGTTTCTTTGAACGAGAACGATCTCATAGGTTGAGGAGATCCATTGGAATTAGTCGACTTAATCCAGAATTGACCAGATTCAAAGTCCATTAAATAAACTGTATTTCCAGCAGCAACAGGATAATTATTCGCACCTTGTTCACCATTTACAAAGACAATAATCGGTGGAATATTACTATATTGCGACGAAGAATAACCGTTATTATAACTTTGACTATTTCCGTTAAAATTGACGTTTGAAGGCTGATTATAAGCCGAATTATAGTAAGCCATTATTTCTCCTTTCTCCAATAATAAATTGGGACTTCATCTCCAGAATCCCAAGCATCATAATATTTACCATCTTTCACAGCAACTACATGCTCACCAGTTCCTAAAAGAAAAACACCAACCGGATTATCTATACAGAATTGTTTTACTGTATAGCAATCCGGACAGGTGTTTGAAATTGTAAATCTCATGAAACCTTTTGAACGAAGATATGATCCCCATACTTTGTTAGCAGATGGCATATCCTTCATCTCGAATCCTTTTAGCATTATCTCGATATAAACTTTATCCCATGGAATATTAAGTACTTTACACAATCCACGAATAACACAATCACCTACTTTAATGCCTCTTGGATTAGGATTATAGAATACAAATCTCTCCATTTTGAATTATTTGTCTTTTCCAAACAAATATTTACTAACAAGTTCTATTGAAGTCCCCATACTGTCAGCTATTTCGCTAATACTTTCTCCAGATTTGAACATTTCACCTATTCTTTTAACTTGTTTGTCTGAAAGTGTAAACTGTCCTTTTCCATTATTATTTTTGTTCTCTTTATTATTGTTATTGTTTTTATTGTTATTATATACACTTGAATCTTTTGTTTCTTCAAACAACTTGTTCAAAGCTTTTGTTTTATTATAATCTGCCTTTTTATTCTCAATATTTGCAAGATTATTCATATAATCTGATTCTTTTTTAGCTTCTGCATATTTATCAGGTTCAGACTTGTTATTTTGAGAAATCTTATTGATTACTGCATCTATAAACTTTCTACCAGCATCTTGAGCAACTGGAACAATAACTTTTTCAGTCATCATATCCATAAATTGTTTACCTTTTGAAATCGGTTTTGGATCCAAAGAATTAACTTCTTTTCTGATATTAGCAGCATCTTTTTCTAATCTCATTCTTTGAATATATTTCTCAAGTTGCTTATCTGTAAGCTGTTTAATATCTTTTTCGCGAGGAGAATGAATTTTAATCGGCTTTTGAGAATTTGTATAATCTTGAACTTTTTTGTCAAGATTTTTCTTTTCTTTCTCAATATCCTCAATTGATGCTTTATCGTCTGCAGCCGTTTTAAGTTTGGATGCAGATACTTTAATTCCTCTAAGCTTTGGCTCTTGAGCTCTTTGCAAAGCTTTTCTTTCAGATCGTGTGGTTCTGATATATGTTCCGTCTGCAGCTTTACGATATTTATAAGTTCCATTTGACGTCATGATATATTCGCCAGAAGATAATTTTCTATAACGTTTTAATCCTTCTTCTGTTAAAGAACCATCTGGATTCTGGTATCTTCGAACACCCCATTTTTGGCCAAGGATACCATGATGGTAAAGCTCATCTTTTGTAAGATAATAATCCATCTTCATATCCCCCCTATGATTTTTTATATTGTTCTTCTAGATAATCAGCAAAGCTATCCCAACCTGTTTCGCCACCATAAAGAACAATATTATTAACTGCATAGTTGCTATATTCTCTCAACAATGACTGAAGGGAAGCACTATCTTTTGGTGTAATCGAATCTAACTCCGCGTCATATTTGCGTAATATAGCATTTATCTTATCTAACTTTGCTTGAAGCTTTCTTGTCTTTGAATTTAAACTATTTGCTTTAATTTCGGCTCTTCTAGCTTTTTCTTCTAGTTTTTCAGCTTTTGCTTTAGACGTAAAAAGCCCTGTTTCTTTTTTTCTAAGTTTTGCCGATTTATTCTCAAGTCTAGCTATCTTCGCTCCGTGTTTTTGAGTTTCTTTATCGATCTGCGATTGCACATCTTTTGCTTTCTTCGCATAATAATCGTACTCACCTCTTAACTCAGCATAGCGAATTTTACCTTCTGCGGTTAGAGTGCCGTCTGGATTCTGATAGCGTCTTCTACCCCATTTTTGACCGAGGATACCGTAATGATAAAGTTCATCTTCTGTGTAATAGTACTCCATTTTGAAATCCCCCTATATCTCGTTATAATATTTGTTTTCCATTCATATATGCATCCAATGAGATACTAAATGGAAAAAACGGTTTTATTTCTTTACTCTTTTTATCTATGGAAAAACTAGAATTAGCAGGACTTTCATCACTATCACTCTTTTCAAATCCTTCAGGCAAAAGATTAAAAACTAAAACATCGCCATAATCATATGCTGAATCAATAATAAAACCAGGGAATGACTCGGTAATCAGGTCTTTATACTCATTTATTTCTTTCATTATTAATTCCTCCATACACTAATGACGATTTGAATTTCCAAGATCAATATTGCAATTCTTGTCTATATACAAACACTCATCATCCGAAAGATATACTTTATACAAAATCTCTCCGTCGATAACGGTTGTATAAACCTTATATCCCATCTGATCATACTTATCAGCCAAAGCATAAGCAGTTGTTTTTGGTTTTCCTTTTTTGCCTGGATTTGTTGTATCCTCATCTTTGTTTTTAACAGCGCTTAATGCAGAATCAGTTAACTCTTCATTATCTGTTCTAAAGTAGATAACTGTTTTTGCATACTTTGCATAATCATCTACATTAACGACTTCCCCTGATTGGCAATCTCTAAGAATAACTTTCTTATCCTTAACTTCATAAACAACTGAATGCCCACCACCTTTTGTCCATTTTAGAATAAAGCTTCCGCTAGCTCCTTCTCCTTGTGACAAAATATTTTTTTCAATTTTCTTTATTTGCTCAGAAGTAAATGACGAATCACTTTTTCCAGAGTATTCAAATGTCGTTCCAGGATATGCCATTTCATTTGCATATTTCTTTTCCGAGTATGTATCATTTGTTAATGAAGCCATAAAGGATTTTGCTCTTTTTGCAAAATCGTTTTTAACATTATTATGTGTATAGAAACCATACTCAGTTACAAATGTATTTGCAGTTTCCTTTTCTTCTAATCCTTGATGATAATCGTCGGCTTCTACATCATAGCCTTTTCTTCTCATACGATATGCAAGAGTACAATATACACAGTTTATCTTAAATGAATCATCTTCAAGATAATATGGATTTACCCTTTTCATATCTTCATCTTCAGTCATTTCACGACTTTTCTTTTTTACTTCTGAAAATGACGAAGGGTTTTTCTTATTAACCTGTTTCATCATTTTTTCGACTTCTTTATTCCATGAGTCTATTACTTTTTGCGTTTTTTCATCAAAACTCTTTTCGGAATTAGAAGTATCATTATTCTTATTATTTTCTTTGTTAAGTATCGATTTTGAAAAAATCAAAGATTTGGCCTTATTGATTAAAAAACTAGTATTTTTATAATCTAAAGATTTCAATACATTCTTTTTACTTGCATTAATGCTGCCAATAGTTTTATTAACCACACTATCTTTAAAGTCTTGCTTTGCTTTGCTAACATTAGAGATCTTTTCTTTTACAGCATTGCTTGCTTTACTAACTTTGCTTACAATAGCCTTTTCTATAAAATCTTTAGCATTTTTTATTACGGCATGCCGATCTTCTTTCGTTCTGTCCTTGACAGTTTTATTGATAATTTTCGAAATTGCACTTCTATCAAATTTACTAGATTGCTGATTTTGATTACTTTTGTTTAAAACATATTGCTTTGCGGAATTGGAGACATTATTAAAAGTATTAATAACTGTCTTGCCAAAACTCTTTACATTACGTTTTGATGATGACATAAACTTGTCAAATTCAGATTTTGTGTAAAAGTATCTATAATTCGGCTTAGATTCTGATCCAAGGTTTATTCGATCATAATATTTATGTTTTTCTCTCTTACCGCCTAATTTTATACCCCAATGATAAAGCTCTTGTTCCATATAAGTCTCCTAAATAATTCGCTTACCATTTAAATACGTATCCAAAGGTATTTCGAATGGTAAAAACGCCTTAACTTTCTTTGTTTTTTTATCGATACTTACACTTCTGTTTAAAGGACCTTCATCGTAATCGTCTTTAACAAAATCTGATGGAATCATATTAAAAACTAAAATATCACCATAGTCATAAGCAGAATCAATGATGTATTTCGGAAATGCTTTGAGAACAATCTTTTTATATTCATCCATTTCTATTCTCCTTCATATTAATTTCCGCTTTTGTTACCTCATCGACATATTTAACAAACCCATCATAAAAAATCAGGAAGTATTTACCTCCCTGAAGATCTAAAAGAACTTTTATTTTGTCATGAAAAACAAAAACCTTATAACCAAGTTTCCTAAATTCATTAATCAAAAAATCTCTAGACGAAATATGTGAATCTACATTTTTATTCTTCAAACATAGAAGAATTCTATCTGTCGGAGCTTCATTGTCAGTTCTGAAATAGAATAATTTTTTAGATCTGGAAACTAAATCAAACAAGCTATATGTTTTTGCCACTTGACTATCAATTAATAGAACAGAATCATTTCTTATTTCATATGCAACGGCATGTGCTCCGCCAAAAGACCAATCAACTATAAAAATTCCTCTTGCGCCAGAACCCTGAGTAAGCATAATGCGTTCGATTTCATCCGCCGTAAATTCGGATGTATTAAAATACTTATATCCGGGATATAAAATATCAAATTTTCGTTGCTTATCTAGTGTGTCGCTAATTATTCTCGTTCTATTTTTCGCATTGAAATGAGTCCACCAAGAATAAATCTCATATATACTATTATTTCGTTCATCCTGCCTAAGCGATTCGAAATGATAATCATCAGCCTCAACATCATAACCCCTACGACGCAAATCATAAACTGCTGCGCAGTATGCACAGTTTATTGTAAAAGATCGATCATCTCTAAAATATGGGTTAACTCTACGCATATCTTCAAAAATCGACATTTTACGTTTTTTCATTTTTAAATCATTCAAACTTGATGGGTTATTTGATTTAACTTGATTAACCATTTCTTGAATGGATTTTCGCCATTTTATGATTATATCTAGTTCATTAGTTCTATTTGCGTAAATAGGCATTTGAATACTTTTATCTAGTTTTTTAAGAATCTCCTCATTTCTAGCAATAGGAGACACTATAAAAAGTTCTTCTTGTTCTTTCATAGAAAATCTCCATCATTCTTTAGAACGAATCTTTATTATGCTTGAACGCGACAAACGCATCCATCATTGCTGCAACACAGTCAATCTTTTGATCGGATCTTTTTTTGTATAGTTTACGGTTTCCGTTACTATCTTCAAGAGTAATGCAGTTTCCCATTGCGAAGTTCATAATTTGTTCGTCAAATAAAAGAAGCCTCTCTTCAGAAAGCTTCTTTAATTCTCCTAATGGAACAGATTCTGTTCTAGCGCCCTGAATAACTTTTTCAACGCCAAACGGTCCTCGTTCAGTCATCCATCGCTCAACAAATTCTTTTGCATTATATGGGTCATACCCAAAGCAATTTATATCATACTGGTGCGCGTCAATAAATTGATCTAAATCCTCATAGACGTCCATCATATCAAGAATCGCACCTTCCATGACCATAAGGCTTCCTTCATTTATGAAATCATCATACTTACTTCTAAGTGCTGAAGGCAGTTTTTGATAAGTGAGTTGACTTATGTAATTTCTCGACTTGATTCCAAAAGCTCCATTCCTTAATGGAAACATAAATGTAAAAGCACAGAAATCATCTCCTTGTGAAAGGTCTGCTCCAAGAGCGCATTGCATCTTGTCGAAAGATCTAAAGTGGTGCGGGATAGTTTCTTCATATGGAAAATAATATGTATAACCTTCTAATGGAATTCCAAATCTTTTTGCAAGAATATCGTTTCTGTTTGAAGGAGATTTCTCAGCTCTCTCTTTGTCTTGTGCATAAACATCGTATGTTACGGTTATTCCAAGATTTGGATTAGCTTTTACCCATTTACTAGGATCTTCAACTTCTTCAACAGAGTCCAATCTATAATACCAAATTGACACACGCGGATTAATGTAATCGCCTTTAAGAATGTCAATAAGCTCCATTTTGATTGTATCTCCAGGACCATTACGAACTGTACCTTCAGAAGAAGTTGCAACAATCAAATAATCGTTTACTTCATCGGTTCCGCCTTGCTCCTTAGTACATGACTGTTCTATTGCACCAATAACATCTTCTCTTGTATCACCAGAAAGCCATTCATCAACAGTTGCTATCTTAATTCGATATCCTTGTAACTTGTCTTTGCTCATTGGCCTTGTTTCTATAGACGAATTAGTTATAAAATTCTGTATACCTTTTTTGGTTGATGCTAATTTAACGCGATCTGCTTTATTGCCTGTTGTATTCTGCAACGATCCATATGTCATAAACTTAAACATTGGTCCTCTTGCTCTAGTAATGGCAGTTCTAATCGGAGAAAGGACTTCATCCGCTTGTAGCAATGTTGGAGCGACAACAATCTGTAAACTTGATGATCTATCACAAATAAGATGATAAGCTTGAAGAAAAGCTGAATACATCGTCTTAGCAGCGCCTCTTGCTATGATTAAAAATTGTTTTGTTATTAGTCGTTTTTTTATATATTTTGTTTCGTAATGGCCACCACGTCCATTCGGATTCGGAACATATGTCTCTCTAAGAATGAAATAGTACCATCCGAATATTTGTTCTGCCCAGAGTTTGAATGAGTCTAGCATTTTAACATCTCCACCATTTGTAAGAGTTAATTCATTCTCACAAAAAGCAACAAAGCCATTCATTGCATCTTTATCATAGTAAACTCCTGGGTTACTAATAAGATCATCAATACGGTTCATTTCCATAGCGATGTACTTATTAATTTGTGTCTCTCCTCTCATTACGGACTCTCTAAACCTACCGTAATAGATTGGTACGGCCGTGTTAGATAAGCCCATAACCTCATCTCCTCTCCAAAGGCTCGTTATTTTATTTTCTTAATCTTGCTGTTTATTTCATCAAGTTCCATCTGCATAATATCGTCTAGTTCTGGATCAATTCCACTATGTTGTTCAATATCAGACAAAACTCGATTTTTATCAGCTATAAGCTTATCAATTTTGTAAGTTTTTTCAGCCGCTTCTGCAAATTCTTTTCCGTAATCTGCAGCTTCTGATAATTCCCAAATAAAAGAATCTAATTTTGAATTAACAGATATATCCAATTCTTTTTCTTTGATTTTGTTTTCAATAACACTTGCAGTATCAATAATTTTAGAAATCTCTTGTGAAGAAAAACCACGGTTAACTAAATCACAAATTGCACCCAATCCGATAGTTTGATCTTCAATTAAAAACCATCTGCGAGACATTTTATCGTATTCAGGGTCTTCTCCATAAGGTTGGTCTGCACCAAAATTCATACCAAGTCGGTCTAAAGTTTTTAATCCAAGATCGGCATTTCTATAATCTCTCTTATTCTTTTCTATTCTGCTAGCATCACCAGCAGTTATTGTATATGGATCTTTAAATGCTTCCCTGATTCTTTTACTAGTTTTAGTTTTATCAAGAATAGTATTTAACTTACTACGCCTAACTCTTCCTTCGGCAGTGTAAGTTCCATCTGGATTTTGATATCTCCGAACACCCCATTTCTGACCTAAAATACCGTGATGTTTAAGTTCATCATTCGGTAAATACTTCTTAAATCGGTTATTATCTCCGATACTCATTTCTGAAAGATCTAAACCATATTCTTTAGCTCTTCTTAAAATTGCTTTTGCAAGCTGATTCTCATATTTAGGATCAACATAGTTAAAGAATTTTATAGCAGATTTCACATGGTCTAAATCAAACAACGGAAACTTCTTCTGTTCAGGAACTCCATATTTTTGGCTTTGAATTGAACTATGATATAGCTCGTCTTTTATCAAATAATAAGGCATATACTAAATCTCTCCAATGTAATTTTGTGTAATAAATCCTCTCCATTCTAATTCATTAATCGCTTCTTTGATTGCTGTAGAAATAGCTGAAGAGGTTGGCGGATCAAAAATCATCTTTGTTTTTAATCCCGCCCATGTAATGAGAGTTGATAAATCTATAGATTTTTCATGTAATAAAATGTCTGACCATTTCGTTGTATTGTCAGTGATTTTGTACGCTTCGTCTGACAAGCCTTCCTGGTAGATAATAAATAATACTGCGTTAATTGCAATTATTAGATTCGGATCAAAGTCATGGTTATCGACATGAATGCCAATAGTCTCTTTGATTGAATCCATAATGCTTTCGTCCATTGGATTTTTATCGTCCATAGTCTACCTCCTCCAAAGGCATGTATCATTAGGAGAACGATCAGTCAAAGTAAAATTTATTACATCGCTCTCACTTCCATAATGAATCAAATTATGCGTATCTAATTTTGTAGTAATTAAATTTTCTGGATCAAATACAATGGGATCTCTTTTTAAAATGTTTTCTACAGTTATCGGATTTATGTGATGAACTAAAGCGCCCTTAAAAATATCGTAACCATCACATGCTAGATCACAACCATTGTCTCTTATTATTATTTTGTTTCTTACACTGCGCCATTCTGGACATTTATAAAGAAGCTGGTTTAAATATCTCTCATGACCAAATGTCTCACCGGCAACGCTTCCATGAAGCATAAGGTATAAAACACGATCTCTGAAATTATCTATAGTAATTAATTCACTATAAGATCTTGAGCGGATCATCTTCGTCTTCTTCTGATTCTGATACAGATCCAGTATAAATTCCAAATGCACGCATAGCGCTTTCAAATAATTCTTCCGAATGCTTAGCAGATTTCAACGCTTCTGTTTTAGCAATCAGTAATTCATTTTCTCTTCTTAATTTTTCGGTCTCTAATTTCGCTTTTGTTGATCCAAGTTTAAGAAAGTGGACCAATTCTTGCGATGATGCTGTATGATTTCGAATCCTATACTCAACTTCATTTGCTGCTAAAGCTATAAGTTGATTTTCACGACCTTCTTCTGTGGAAGCAGGCCTCAGTTTTGGTGTAGGTTCATCTACTATTACACGCTTTTTAGGCATGATCTCACTTCCTTTCAGTATACTTTTACCATTGTTTAGTGCCATTAATGAGGCATTAAATATTTGGAGAGAAAGTGTCTTAGAGGTAAAAACGAAGACACCTCGTGCGAAAGGAGAGTAAAGCCCTAACACGGTATTTAATACCTCGTTAATAACACTAAAGGCATCAACAAAAATGATCCAGGGTTTAAAGTGTATTTAAAAAATATCCCGCCGGAGAATTTTTTGAG